CGGCTTCTTCTTTGTCATGTCTCAGTCCCTCTCATTTAGGTGATATACGTTCTCTTAGCCACAGCCAATCCTATTGATATGTAGCTCTCCCCATCAATGGGGATACATCCGCTCCCTTAAAGCCCAGCAAGCCACTTGCTCTGCGCCGGTCCATACCAACTGGTATGCATCAAGTCTCAGGCCCCCAAGGTTTCCCATACATCCCTCTTACACTGAAGCGTTCCCTGAGGGCAATCACTCTCGTGCTTGCTGACGCCGGGCGTGATCATGGGGAAGGATCCGATACAACCGGGACATAACATGTATGCCCGAATCTGTCACATGCCAAAATCGGTCACACCTTTCCAGTCCCATCGCACATCATCCCCTGCCAACATGGCGGCGCTCGCACCTGCAACCATCGATGCTCACTTGCCCGGGAGCCATCCCTGCCAAGGCTGCCATTACCCCGTGTCTTGGCGGCCACAGCCCAACAGGCCCATTTACCCCCTAATTCACCCTATCTATGCACCTTACAGAAGTCGAATGCCTCTGTGACGCTCTAGGAAGCCCACTGGTGAGGATGGCAGAAATCTGATACGGAGGTAGCCGAGCATACCGGCATGGCACCTCAGTGACGCTTACAAGGAACGTTTTTTCGGGCCACTTGTTGGGGAGTGCATATTTGTCACACAGGATACCTAATAATCTTGTGGCAGTTGTAATCTGCCCTAATCATCCCCATCTCCCTTATGTCACCTACTTGTTACGGTGACCGGCTCGCGACCGCATTCACAACGCGACCCCCGGGCGACCAAGGTGTCGCGCAGGCGGGCGAAGTCAGGCGCTAAGGCGTGCTGACCTCTCTGACCCCGCACCCGCGATGCCCCTAAGAAGTTCGCGCCCGTGGGAGAATCACAGCCCGTCAGTCGGGAGTGCATGTCGCAAAAAGGTAAAAGCTCCATACGGAGTGCCTGAAAATATTTGGCTCTTGTGACAAAGAATGGACAAGCCAGAACGGCGGACACATTACATGCAGCAGATAAGAAAGGACTACGCTGACCAACAGGTCAGCGCATCCTTAAGTGCATTCATGGTGGTGCATTTAATGATGCGTTGAGCGCATCTGAGAGAGAGAGCAAATGAGAAATTTAGTTAGCATGAAAGACTTGCCTGACGTTATCGTCGCGCAAGCCAAGCTTCAGGAAGACCATCCCGTATACGGCAAGACCCTGATTGTCCTTGGCCCTGTCGGTGTCGGCAAGAGCCAGATCGCAATTGCCGTTGCCAAGGCCCTTGGCTGGTATGTCGAGGTTGTTAACCTCATAAATTTTCAGCCACCTGAGGTTGCCGGTTGGGTTACCCAAGTCGGTGACCAGATGGCCCAGCTCAAACCGGCTTGGCTCGTCAGGATCCTGACCGCTGCTGAGGCAGGGAAAAAGACCCTGTTAGTGTTTGAGGAATTTCCTCAGTGCGACAAGGATGTCCAAACCGCCGCCACGCAGATCCTGTGGGACCGCCGCTGCGCCGGGCATCGGTTGCCCGATGATTGCCTTATCGTTGCCAATGGCAATCGTAAGGAAGACCGCGCGAACGTGCGTGCCATGCCAGAACAGGTCGTAAGCCGTTTCACCATAGTCGAGGTCGAAGCAGAACTCGACGCGACCCTGACCCACTTCGCCAAGATCGGCGTGCACCCTGTGGTGTCTGGCTATCTTGCGTTCAGTAACGACAGCCTTCACCGGCACGTTCAAGACGGCACGCCGTTCCCGTCTCCCCGTTCATGGGTAGCGGTATCCGATATACTGTGGGGAGCCTTCACCGATACCGTCAAGTCGGTGTTGATCGCCGGGCATATCGGCGTCGAGGAAGCCGCTAAATTTTGTGGCTTTGAAAGGCTCGCTGATTCGCTGACACCGCCCACTAAGGTGTTCGCCAATCCTGAGACATCTCCCATCCCGTCGACCAAGGATGGCGAGCCAGCCATCGATGGTTGCTTTGCGATGGTCAGTTCTCTTGTCGCAGCAGTCACTCCCAAGACGGCTCAAGCGCTTGGCGTCTATGTTAAGCGTCTGCCCGTAGAACTGCATCCGGTCGCGGAAGCAGCTATCAAGACTCGAAACGAGGCGTTGAAGGCTGACGGCAAGCCACGCATCACTATCGACCCGGGGCGCGAGTGTATCGAGCTAGAAGCTCGACTGAAGATTGGCAGTATCCATGAAACACTCGAATGGAGGATCACAATGAGTGAAGCTTTAGCAAAGAACGGCATCCTCGTTTCGGTGCACATCAATTGCGCCGGGTACACAAGGAAGGATCGCGCCATCACCGACAAAGTGAACAACGAACACGGCGCGACCGGCAATGCCGGTAAGTACGACAAAAACATTCTCGACCCTCGCGATGTCGACGGACCTCAAAAGGCCGCTCGCGCCGCTCGCGCAATCCACGATTTTTTCACAGTGGGTTTCGGCAAGGATGGCTTCCGCTATCTGCCGATTGAATTGCTTGAAGCGTATAACGAGAAGATGGACGGCGCGCGCTCACGCTTTACTGATGAAGTCGAGCAGTTGAAAGAGCGCTTGCCCGGTCTCATCAACGCCCGGCGTCAGCAACTCAACGGAATGTTCAATGAGGCTGACTACTCTCACTTGGACAATCTCGACAGCCTCTATGGTTTCGAGTGGACGCCCCGCCCAATCGGGCAGTCTGGCGACCTCATTGCCGACATCGTCGATGAAGAGGTAAAGAGCCAGATAGCAATCGCGATGGACGAATCTAATGTCCAGTGCGCCGATGCCGGTCACGACGAAACTGTCAGCCGTTTTCTCAAGGCAGTGGCTCACATAAACGAGTGCCTCACCGGCTTCTCTGTTACCCGTGTGCGCAAGTCTGGCGGCAAGTACAAGAACGAACCGTCACGGCGTCTATTCGATTCCATGATCACCAACCTCGCCGATCTCGTTGAAATTGGCGATGCCTTGAACATCAAGAAAGATCCGCAACTCGCGGCGGTGATCAACGAAATTCGCGACAGCGAATTGCTCAAGCACGATGTCGAAACCTTCAGGGATCCTGAGGCTTCCGATATTGTGGAAACCGTACAGTCTGAGGCGGCTGACCTTGCCGCCAAGTTGGCTGGCTTCACAGGATCAAGGTTCTATTGACCCATCCCTTTACCGGCTTTCGGTTGCTGAGGATGAAGACAATCTTCACCGACGCCCTGCCGACTTTGGGCGTCGATGGAACGCACCTCTTTGTCAACCCTCACTACCTGACAAACGTGCTAAATACCCCTGACCTTTTGAAAGGCGTCCTGTGGCATGAAGGCGCTCACATCTGGATGTTCCACCACTTACGGCGCGGCACTCGTGACCCTCACTTCTGGAATCTTGCCGGTGATGGCGTCATCAATTGGCACGCTATCAAGGAGCGTTTCACGTTGCCGTCAGGTCACATATCGTTCGCCTCTCTAAGGGCGGAAGGATATGACCTGCCAAAACAGGACAACGAATACACCACAGAGTCTTTGTACGACGCCTTGGTTCCTCAGGGTAAGAACCCCGGGAGAGAAGGTGATGAAGGCGATGCCGGTCCCGGCGACGATAGCGATGATGAAGGTCAGGACGGCGACGACGGCGAGACCGGCGACCAGCCGGGAGAACCATGCGACGACGGCGACCAGCCGGGAGAAACCAGCGACGACGGCGAAGACAGCGACGACGGCGACACTGGTGAGACGGGTGACGGCGAAGGTGCCGACACTGGCGAGACTAGTGGCGGCGAAGGTTCCGATCCTTTTGAAGATGTCGGCGGCACCGGAATCGTCATCGATGCTGAGGACGATGACGGCGAGAGCCTGAGCGGTTCTGAACTGTCTCAGGCAGAGCGCGAGTTGGCGTCAGAAATTCACAACGACGCACAAAACGCAAAGTCTCGCGGTAAGTTGCCAGCCAGCATCGCGGAGTATGTTAAGACATTGCGCGATGCCGTCATCGATTGGCGGGAAAAGCTGGCCCGCATTCTTGGGCGTGGCTCTGACTATCGCAACGATTGGACTCGCCTCGACAAGAAAGCAGTTCGTCGTGGCCTCTTTGCTGCCCGTCGTACACCAGACGGCAGCGGCAACATCGTTGTTGCGGTCGACACCTCAGCAAGTGTACGCCAAGACGAATACCAAGCGCTGATGGCTGAGTTAAAAGCCATCTGCTCTGATGTCGATGCCGACGAGGTGACTGTCATATATTGCGACAGCCGCATCGCTCACGTCGACACGTTTGAAGACCCATCGCAAATCCAAGAGCGCGACTTGGGTCGTTACGGCGGCGGCGGTACAGACTTTCGTCCGCCTTTCGATTATGTCGAGGACAACGGCCTTGACGTTGACACCTTCATCTATTTGAGCGATTTGGAATGCAGCTTTCCAGACGAACCTGACTATGCGGTCGTGTGGGTCTCGACCACTGATGCAGTGGCCCCATGGGGAGAGACAATAAAGCTCGACAAGGTTGCTTGAAGTAGTGCGCCCGGGGGAAACCCCGGGCGCTGTGTCTTGGGCTAGCAGCCCAATTGATGTGCGGCAATATCCGCGAAACACATGGAGAGTATCACATGAACGAGGGAACGGAAGAGGCGTACCACGATTTCCTTAAGATGAAGAGGACTCTTGATGCGCTACGACAGGTGATTGGCAGTGAAGCTTTAAATGCTTTCCTGCGATCACTGAAAGACGATGGTCTCCACTCTTGGGATCAGCGTCAGATTATAAAGGACGCCCGGCCCGATCTCGCTGGCGAAATACTAGTCAGTCCTATTGAAGATGCGCTCAAGCGCATTCAAGACTATCGCGTCAAGCAGAAGTACAGCGTCAACGGCTATGGTCATCGTATCGATCCAGAGGATTCTCCGACATTAACTGGGCGATGGGAAAACAGGTTGAACGATATCAGCGCTGCTCTCAACCGCTGGCGAGAGACCGTCAAGGTCTATCTGTATTTCGGCAGCAACGCCGATGCGATAGATGGCTTACAAGAATCGCTGATAACTAAGAGCGATTACGGAAACAAAATAAACGTAAAGATCAAGGTCAATTCCAACATCTTTACTAAGGTCATGCCGATGTTTAACAGCGGCGAGATCAAGGCATCTCATAGGTACGACGACAGTGAGCGCTGGGATAATATCCCACAGGTCGAGAGGCTTGGGAATACTCGCACTGGAAAGTATTTCCAGTACCTTGTATTCGATGCGGGTGACCCAGTGTTCGACTACATCAAGGACGGCGAGATCAAGCCGATGGAGAATGGCATACGAGCCTATCCCATCAAGGCAATCGAAGTTGTCGGGCCGCTGGGCGACCGCAATATCGAGTTGGCTGACCGCAAGTGGTTGGCTTTCATGGACCGACACATCGGTGAGAACACCGTGACAGGCGTCCACGATTCACCAGCGAAAGCTTACTCGCTGGTGCGTCAGCGTATCTATCGCGACATGGTGGCGCAGCTATGAGGCGTACCATCGAAACATGGCGGCGGACGGCGGTGACCATCGCCGCCAACCCCGCCAACTATTCAGCGGGTCAACGGTGGATGGCGTGGGCTTTTCTCTATCAGCAGAAAACCGGCCAGCCGTTGCGCCAAATTAATAGTGAGTTCCCCGGAGGGATACAGTCACCCTCTTGTCGGGGATCGGTCCACAACAAAGAGGAGGAGTGAATGGACCCCATACTGCATACCTTGTTGGCAGTGGCCGCATTGGCCGCTGCCTATTACGGCGGTGCATTTGTAGCAAAGCGTCAGCTTGCTGAGTGCGCCGTTGATTGCATCCTCTCGCAGCTTCACGACGATGGATACATTAAGGCTACCGTGAACGCTGAGGGAAACTTCACCTTGGTACCTATCGCTGAGGTGATCCGAGAGGATCGAAAGGCGACTGAATGATCGCAGCGCCACTGCCTATCGCATAGGGTAGGCAGTACGGTGCGACCATGCACCTGAGAGAGAGAACGACATGGCTAAGATCAAGGTGACCTTAAACCTCAAGCAAGAGGACTTATCCGATGGATTTCAATCATTTAAGTATCTGGTCGTGAAGGCGACCAATACTACCGATCCAAAGTGCAACGAGTATCTGACCGAAAAGCTGGTCAAGTCTCTCGTTCGAGATGGCGTCACCGTAAACGTCAAAGCGACGGTTGCCGGTGGCGACCGTCGCCGCCTAACTTGGCGGTAAAATATTCATCCAGAATCGCAAGCACTCTCGCAAGGGCTGCGATATCCTTCCCTTTTATCACGCGCCGGTCCTCAAGAACCGCAGCAAGAATCACATTCTTGGCGTGATCTCCCCCCAATCTTTTGACGACCCCGATCATCTTGCCCGCCTCCGCATAGGCTATCGCTTGCCGTTCGGATATGGTGTGGTGTGGTGTGGTGCAACCCCCACGTTCCCAGTTACTACTGCCGCCGCCTATCATGCGCGCCCGAAAAAGCACTGACATGAAATGTTCAGCGGTGTCATGTTGGTGTGGTGTGATCTTCTGTGCGAGAAGAAGCCTGTCGATCTCGCAACTGTCGACGCGCCTGACCCTGATGTCACCAGCACGGGTGGACGCTGCCTCTAAAACGAACGTGCCGTTGCCGTTGTCGAAAGGCTCAGAGATCTTTCCACCAAGATTCTTCTTTAACCCACTCGCTAACCTCATTCTTCTCCTCATAGTAACAGCCGGATGGGAGGTCGAAGTCAAGGACACGTTCTCCCTGAGATCCTAACCAACGATAGCGCTGTTTCCAACAGATAATTTTTACACGCTCACGTTCTTCTTTGGTGTCATCGAAGCGTGCCACCGTGATGCCGGTGTCAGCAAAATTATACCAGTGAGCGCTACCACTCAGGTCGTAGCCCTTAGGAACTGGGACGCTACCTTCCTCCCGCCTCATCTTAGCGGGATGGGCGACGAACCACACATGGATATCGTGCAGCTTGGCGAACATACGCACGTCGGTGAGCATGTCTGCTATCTGCTGTGTCTCTGACTTATCTTTGTTGGGGAGTGCGATGTAGGAATAGGGGTCTATGATCAGCCCGCGCACGCCCATTCGTTGAACAGCCGCGCCCGCTCGCTCAAGTATACTGGAAAGCGTGGCCTTCTCCCCCTCATTGTAGTCAATGAAAACAAAATGATCGGCGATGAAATCCTTGGCCTCTCTCAACGCCTGTTCGTTTAGGCGTGGTGTGGGGCCGTCGAAGAAAGGTTTGCCTGTAAACTTCTCTATCAACTGGGTTATGTGGGTTGCCGGGTCGTTCTCAAAGCTACATATCGCGAATTTCCACGACCTACTCCGTGCCAAGTTGACCATCACGGCATCCAAGAAACAACTCTTGCCACTCGACGGGATACCTGTGACCACAGACAGATGCCCTGTCTTGACAGTGATCATGTCATCCAGAGTCGGGAAGCCTGTGCTTTCGCCGCCAACAATACCCTTACGATAGAGGTCATCGACTTCAGTTGAATAATGATCGGCGGTATTAAGGCCGCTAAGAGGATAGGGAACCGCATCGGTGATCGCTTGCGACAGGGCTTCCGCACCGTGCTTGACCAACACATCGTTGGCGTCCTTGCAGTCGGGAGGCCATCTTACCAGCCAGCACTTAGCCTTCCCAATTCTTCTGGCGAGTTCCTCAGCAAGTGCGTCACCTTGCGCGTCCCCGTCCGTCGCTAAAACTATTTTCTCCATGCGTCCGAATAATTCACGCGCTTCCCAAACGTAATTAAATTTCTTGTCCTCGCTTGGATCAACCCTCCTGTCCGAAAGCTTTGAAGGTGCGCCATTCGGAACAGACACTGCACTGATCTCCTGACCCGTTTCCTCGAATGCACATGTGCAGCTAAGGGCATCGATCTCTCCCTCGCAAACACACAAGGTGGTCTCACCGTTGATGCGTTGCTCACCAAAAAAGGTGTGCGCGCCTCCCCCCGACTGGGTGTGGGCCTTGGCTTCCACCGCTCTGAACTTGGTCGCATAGATTTGATCGCCCTCAAAGTAGGGGAATCCAACGGCTGTGACCTCACGGTCAAGCTTGGGAAAGTATTTCTCGGTGGAGAACACGCCGAATTGCTGGAGAACGCTCCGTGATATGTGTCGGGTTGTTTCGAGATAAGCAAGAGGCTCATCATCCAGTGCCGCAGCCTCGGCGCGTTTGATATCCTGAGGGGGCAGCGGATCGTGGCGTGGTGTGGTGTGGTATGGTGTGGTGTGGAACGGAACGCACCCGCTAATGTCACAATGGTGACAGTCGTATACGAACCTGTCTTCCTTAATTAATACACTTAAAACAGGCTCACGTTTGTTGCGCCCCTTCCTGCGGTGTGAGCATTCGGGGCATGTGATTCTGATGTTGGTTTCAATACGATGAGCAAACGGCTCACAGGCCGCTCTAATAGCGTCATCTAAGTGCATGTGATACTCCTCTCTCTACCCTTGCGCCTGACTATAAGCTATGTTAGGTGTTCATTCTACTTCTAATCGGGGGCGGCGGGCATCCTCTCTCTCCCCACAACAATCCGCCGCTCCCCCAACCCTTCGCGAATCCTTTCAAACCAGTATCGACGTTGCGCCTTGCCGCGCACCACCAGCTTTCCTACCAACCGTCGCATCTGTACTGGATCCCTCCCCACTAACTGACACACGTCATCGCAGTACTCAGTCGCGAACCAGCCAACAGCCTCTGCTAGGTCACGCTTATTCTTGGCGTGGGCCACGTCCCACAAGGCAGACACCAACACCTCTCGCCACAACTTGGCTTCAGCGGAGATCAACGCTGACCTCAACCCTCGGATCGTCCTTATCAAGCGCCCAATAAATGTGTTTCTCTTTCACCTGCCTGTCATTCTGATAGACGCACCCCTGCATGGCATCAAGCACCACTGACTCGTCAAGATCAGGACGGCGGGAAGCGTAATAAATTGTCATGGTAACAGCTACATCTCCCTCAATGAGGGGATCACACCGTGGCACTTGGAGGCTGAAGGCTTTTAAAAATGACAGAGCTTTAGCACTTTTGATAAAGCGTGGCTTCGATTTGTGCATAACTAGTCTGCGTTGGTTGCTCTTGCTTGCAGGCTCACCGTGAGCAACAAAAGAAAGAGTTGACATATAATCTCTTTTCATCCTATAACATCTCTGAGAGAGAGAAATGAAAATCACTAATTGCTATAATCTGCCATCGACTATAGTCGATGCGCTGCGTTCCCAGCAAGCCCGATATTCCAAGGGCGATGCTTGGATGAGCGTCACTGGATTGCAGCGTCCTCCTCGTATGTCCGTCCTGACCAAACAACATTGGTCGGCTCTTAGCGAGGACGCCTCCGATGGTGTGTGGAAACTGTTTGGCTCCGCCATTCACGAGGTTCTCCAAGAAGGTGAGAGCAACTCTCTCATCAAGGAAGAACGTCTCTTTATGGAGATCGACGGAAAGATTATCAGCGGAGCCATCGACGTGCAGGAAGTGAGCGACTTTGGCATCGCCATTACGGATTGGAAGATGACCAAGGCGCGAAATGCGCAGCCCGATTCGTACTCGTTGCGAGGCTGGACTGAGCAACTTAACTGCTACGCTGAGTTGGTAGAACAGAACAAAGAGTTCCCCGTCTACGAGCTTGCCGTGTGCGCTATCATCCGCGACCACACCCCCCAACAGGGGGAGCGTCAGAAAGATTATCCACCGTCGCCTATCCACATGGTGGAAATAGAACTATGGCCCCAAGAGAAGCGGCTGGCGTTTATCAAGGATCGCATCGCCGCTCACGTCGAAGCCGAAGACCTGTTCGACGTGACGGGCCTCCTTCCACCATGCACAGATGAGGAGCGCTGGAAGCGTGGCGACAAGTGGGCTGTCATGCCCAACACAACGTCCACCAAAGCCTACCGCATTTTTGGTAGCGAAGAAGAAGCCAAGGCGCTGGCAGCCACTAAGGACAAGTATGTCGTGGAGCCTCGCCCATCAAGTCCACTGCGGTGCGAGCGTTACTGTAGCGCTGCACCGTTCTGTGACCAGTACCAAGGAGAATTAAAATGAACGCCGATAAATTCAGAAAGCAAGCTGCCGATCTAAAGGGTGGCGAAACTATGGTCTATTTTAGCGGGCATCTCGGTGAGGCAGGAGAACGCAGCCGGGAGATCTTTGATTTAGGCCGTGTCGCGTGGCAATACGCCACCGATATCCACTTTGGAACACTTACCCAACGCCGCAACGGCGACAGGTTTGACTACCTGTTCACTCGTTCCAAGGACAAAACGAAACCAAGAAGAGATGGGAGAATAGACAATGAAGGGACGTAAGAACCGCGAGTGCCGCAACCGGCTTCTCGCAGAAAATTATTTACAGCAACGCACGATGGGACAGGCGGGGATCATTCCCCGTTTGGGTCAGGCGTTTGGCCTTAACGAGGCATACATCTACAAGCTCCTCGCGATCCATCGTAAGCAGAACCCAGACATATGGAACGCTCCCGAACAGTTGTTGATGCAGCCGCAAACCCTGCACGGCGAGAGGCTTATGGTTTCTAACGCAGTCACAGAAACACGCAACAGGCGTAGTTTGTGGCAACGCTTCTTAAACAAAGTGTCGATGACTTAGGATTTAAATGGAGAGAGACAATGGCTAAATTTATTTTAACACTTAACCGAACGGAGACCATCACCCATACGATGCAGGTGGAGGTAAGTATAACCAAGCAACAGGTTTTAGAAGAACTGGAGTTGGCTACAGAGGATCGCGCTGACTGGCGGTCCTACGTCGAAGACTTCCTCAATCTTGGCTATACGGAAGAAATGATTGAAGGAGGCAAGATCCTTCACGACGATGCTACTGATGCCGAGTTCAGCGAGCCAGAGTTAGAGTCTGTTGACGAGGCGTAAGCAACATACACACCTGTAAAAAGTAAGGAGAATAAGATGGCAACCAAAAAAGTTAAAGAGAAGACCGACCCCACATCCGTGTGGGGAAAGCTTTCGCTCATCGATGTGAGCGACAGGATCGAAAAGAAGAAGGGAGCCGGGGGCATTACCCTCAGCTACTTATCATGGGCGTGGGCGTGGGGAACACTAAAGGATTCGTATCCCACAGCCTCATTCGAGAAGCACTGGTTCACCCATGAGAATGGCAGCTTACCTTACGCCGTTGATGCAGGGGGACACTCATACGTCAAGGTCACTGTTACTGTGGACGACATCCCAGTAACCGAGACCTACCCCGTCTTGAACTACGCCAACAAGGCGGTGGTTCATCCCGATTCATTTGAGGTCAACACAGCCCTGCAACGGTGCCTAGCCAAAGCAATCGCTTATCACGGACTGGGCCACTACATCTATGCGGGTGAAGATCTCCCCCCGGACGCAGCCAAGGCAGACGACGACGACGAAGATGCCGGAAACAGTGGTGGTGTGGTGGAACAAGTGGAGAAGTCTGAGTTGACTAAGGCCGTGAAGGAAACATTTCCAGACGCTGTAACTACTGACATACATCAGGACGATGAACACAAATGTGGGTACGATCCAGATACGAACATGTTCCTGATCGATCCGAAAGAGAAGCCGTCAAAGGCGGTGGAATACCTCAACGATGCCCTCCCTATGATCGTTGAGAGGATCGACGACATCATGGTGTTAGGGGAGTTTTCTCAGAACCACCTGCCCATGTTCAGAAAGCTGGCTGAGGACACGGGTGTAAAGGTTACAAGCCTTAAGTTCATAGCCAGCATTAACAAACGCAGAGCCGAGCTTGAGAAAGGAACAAAGTAATGGCTATCGGAAACATTTTCGACAACCGCCCCCTCGCCAACGACGGTAAGTGGCGGCCACAATGGAAGGGCGACCTGTCCTTTCGCGAGGAAGATATCAAGTATCTGGTTGACCAACTAAAGGCGGGGGTCAACGAACCCAAGATGGAAATGCAGGGAGAGGAACGGCAGGGAAAGAAAGGCTCCTACCTTAACATCAAGCTTAAACAACCGTGGGCTGGCAAATCTTCTCAACCCACCCCTGCTCCCGAACCCAAAAAGGAGAGCGAGGTTGACCTTGATAAAGCTTTTAACTTCGATGATCTCTAAGATCAAACGTCTGCGGGACAAGCGTTACCTTGTCCATGTGCGGCAGCAAGCTTGCCTTGCGTGTCGCCGCCCGTGGGCGGGTGACGCCCATCACATCATGTTCGCAGAACCAGCCGCCATGAGCATGAAGGTGAGCGACAACTGGGTGGTCCCTTTGTGCAGGAACTGTCACCACCAACTGCACATGGCTGGCAATGAAAAACATTTTTGGGAAGCTGTTGACCGTGACCCCATCGCATGGGCGACCAGTCAATGGAAGGAGTGGAGCAATGCTTGACGAAGAAACATTACGCGAAGCCATCTTCACGTTTGAAGGCCAGCTTCACAGCGTCACCAACAACATGAAGGCCCAGACGGGGGTGCTGATAAAGATTTTAATACATCCCAACGACGTTCCAGAGGGGCTGCTTACCCACACCACAGCTACGCGCTTTCGTGTAGCGATGGCCGAGATCGGTGACGACGAACAGCCCGTGGTGCCATCGCACATAGAAGCTGGCAAGGGCCTGATAGCTAACGCTAGCAAAATGTGCCGTGATGACAAGTTCCAGACCTTCATGGCGACATGGGCTACCAACAATAAGCTTGGCCCCGTAATAGAGGACACTCTTGAGGACCAGACCAGAGCATATGTACGCGCTGCCCTCAACGTAGAGTCCCTCAGCGAACTCAAAGAAAACCAAAGCGCGCAGCGCACCTTCCGTGCATTGCGTGATGAATTTGAAATGACAACCAACGGAGAGAGTAAATGACCCAAATGGACAGGCCACAAAAACTAGACGGGGATAACAAGAAGTATTCTTTCTTAGCCCCGCGCCACGTTCTTGAGGCGCTCAACATACTAGCCCGGCAACAACACTGCACGACAGCTACGCTGATGCGGCGCATTGTCGAGGACTACGTCATGGGATCTGCCACCTTTAGGGAGCGTCCAGCGGAGCGGAACGGTGAGCAGACCGCTCTATGAAAGTGAGGAAGACCGCAACCATGAAGCTACAATAGCCCAGAAAATTGCATTGGCGTGGGGCTGTGAGATTCATAAGACCCCACCCAAAGCACCTTACGACTACTGTGTCGTAAAGGATGGGCTGATAAGGGGAGTAGTAGAAATCAAGATGCGGAAGAATACACACGATTATTATGCCACCTTCCTGTTAAGCGTAGACAAGGTCGTGCGCTGCAACCAACACGCCCAGCTTATCGGCTGCCCCTTCATCGTCGTGGTTCAATACACAGATGCGCTCAAGTGGTGGCGCTTTGCTGAGGGGGAGTACTCCACAGAAATAGGTGGGCGCTTTGACCGGGGCGATGCTCTGGATGTGGAGCCTGTTATCCATGTACCCCTTCGACACTTCAAGGAGATAGGGTGATGGAGTACGTCAGTATAGGTATAGGGCTACTGCGTCTGTTGTTCGACGCTCATGTTTATGGGGCGTCGGCAGACATCCTTATTGAGGAGTGGGTCTACGGACGTGGGTCATACATCATCCATTCGGAGATCACCGAAGCACAGGCTTGCGCCAAGGCAGAGTCGAGAGCGAAGCTTGATGCCATACACTCATTCAATGGGGAGTATATTGCCAGCGACACCTTCATGGCCTGTAAAGAAAAGGACGACAACGTCGAGTGTCCACTACACACATTCACATGGTCGATGCTTGACGGATTGATCAGCGGGGTGCGCAACAAGACAGTGCGCGCCACCGAGAACCTAGAAGATCAAAGGATATGCCGTGTTACGCTGGAGGCTCGGGTGTCTACGAGACCCGAACCTTTCGATCCCAACTTCGATATACAGGTGCGTCTATCAACGTCGACCCTGCGTCATGGCGATTCCCTCACTATAGAGGTCGAGCCGACGCAGCCTATGTACCTCAACATCTTGGTCGAGGACTACAGTCACACCCTCACCAAAATATTTCCCAACCAGTTTGAAGAGGAGTCGCACACGACAAGTCGGAGGGTCATCCCATCGAGCGAAGCCTATGACATTCTGGCTGAGTTCCCGTCCCACTTATCAGGGAACGACGCGCAGGAGATAGTGCATGTGCTGGGCACACGCGACCCTCTATTACTCCTCGCCCAGTACAGCATCGAAGACTTTAACATCAAGCTTCTTGAGTTACCCAACAGCAAGAAGCGATACGTCAAGAAAGCCTACCGACTTGTTAAATAAGTGCAGTTGTAACAACACAATCTTAATTCACACAGAAGGATACCACAAAATGGCTACATCAAAAAAAGACCGTGCGTCTAAATCCGTTCCCTATTCGGCATTCGAGCAGGGATGCCTTGATCTCAATCTCTCTAGGGATGCCCTTGCAGGGCTACTGGGTTATTCCAACGGAGTTGCCAATCACTGGGAGAAGGCTGGCTTCATGCCGCGTGTTGCAGCTATGGCTGTCGATAGCCTACGCAAACGCTCGGGCAGTTGCCAGTCGCTGACCACCATGTTGGTTCTGGTTGAGCCTAAGGACATCCAACTGGTCGAGGGTGTTTTGGACAGTCTCCCCTGCGCTATACAGAAACTACCGATCTAGCGAATGGGAGAAGACATATGACTGAAGAAGTGAACCATGACCACCTTAACTGCCCCATCTGTACAGCTGAGGAAGAGATAATACGCTCACAACAAGAAGCTGAAACGCTCCTCCTCCGCAAGCTCAAGTACCCAAGCAAACTTGAGGAAGAGACTGTACGCGAAGCTATCCGCGTCCTTAGCAAACCACCACCACAACAGGAGAGCGTTATGTCTGATCAGTTAATGATATCTCAGCACCGTATCGCCGCATTACGCACAGCCTTGGAAGAAATCAAGGACGTGGCACAAGCCAGCGAAGGCGTCGAGTTCTATGCCATGCTAGCTGACAAGGCCCTTACTAGGGACGACGACAGTAGCACACTGGAAAGATCGCCGGACAAGCCCGAAGATCCTGAGGAGCCTGTGCTGTGAACATAGTGCTTGGCATCCTCATATACATCACCGTTTCTTTTCTGATAGGGGGGTGCTCGTCAACGTCACCCGGTTCTCCAGCAGCATTCCTAGAGAAACAGGAGGCACGGCTCGAAGCTCGCAAGGAGATGGTCGAGGAAACCATCGCTGATCTGCCGTCGTGGTTTGTAGAACTACCAAAGGAAGATGGTGCTATCCATTCTGTGGGTAGCGGCACCTCCCCTGACCTTCAGTTCGCCATCGACAAGAGCATCCTTCATGCCAAGCGTATGCTTGCAGACAGGATAGAGGGACGCTTGAGTTCCCAAGTTAAGGAATATCTGACGGAAACGGGGAGGGAATTGGCACCTGTAGCAGTGACTGATACGGAACGTGTAACCAAGAACATCATGCGTGAGGTAAATGTGGCTGGGTACAGCCTAAAGGAAATGGAAATCCGCCCACACAAAACCTTCTTCCGTGTGTATGTACTGCTGATGTATCCTGTGGGGGAAGCTAACGAGTTGCTTGAACTGCAACGTCAGCGCGCAACCGCTCTCAACTCCCGGCAACAGGCTGAAGAGGGGTACAAAGAACTGGACAAGGAACGCTTACGTCAATGAGCAACCCACTCTACCAAAAACCTAAAGGGACAAGCGTTCTCAAAGAGCGCTTGTGCCTTTTGTGCAAGAGGATCTTTGAAAGCTGGGGTTCCGGCAACAGGATCTGTAGTCGGTGCCGTCAAACCACCGACTATAGAGACCTTAGTTTTGCCGAACCTTACAGGAAAATATAGATGGTAGGTCAGTGCTGTGCCTGTCAGGGAACAGGACGTGAGATAGTGGAGAAGGTTAAGTCTGCTCCTCAAAACTACGACAGGTTTGCAGAGCCTATCTACTATGAAGAAGAAGTCGAGTGCGAGGAATGCGAGGGGTCAGGGGTCAATAGCGCGCCTCCTCTTTAATTGGAGCTTCCAGCACGAGCCCAAGCCCACTTCCCACGACGCAGCCCTCATCATCTATGGAAGTGTGGAGTATTAAGGTCCAATCATTCTGATCCTTATCCACCCACACCTCATAGATATTCGTAGGGTTCTTGGCGATCATCGACACCAGTAACCTTTCACCCCCTCCCTGAAGACTTTTCTTTAAGATTTCATAGTTAGCACAAGGGCTTCTATGTTGGTATATGCCGGTGGGCCTTAACGGCACATAACCCTGCGCTATATGTGGATCAACCTGTTGAGCGACAGCACAACCACTACACAGCAGCACCATCAAGGCTATAAGAGAAGTAGTAGGTGCCATCATTTCTCATCCTTGGTATCCTGTACCGGCTGGGCTTGCTCACCGTCGCAACAATCCAAGACAGGCTTATTGCATCTCCCGCAGATATATTTGGACTGGTGGAACTGTGGTCTGGTGACCCCGCCGCACCACGGACACACCACCAAGTCACTTCCAAAAATAGTGTCTTCAGGAGCACTCATCTAGTAACCCATTTGGTGAGGAGCGGGAGTCATAAAGAGGTCTCTTTCAACTGCACGCCTCCGAACGAGTCCGCGCAATATCTTTCCCCCGGCTCTGCGCCACTTGGGGAACTCATTAGCTGCACCTATTCTGTCGTTCCGGTTAAGCTTGGCCCGTAACGTAGAAGACTGGAGTCGTCCTGATCCGAGGTTCCATGTGAATGAACAAATCGAACTGAACTCATTCTCGTTGAGCGCCACCCGAACCAGAGTTCGTACAGAATGCTCGACAGATACCAGCCCCTGTTGAAGAAGAGCCTCGCCCTCATCCTTTGTGATCTCTGGGCTATCCATCGTAACTCGGCTACCGTCACCCAGACGAGTGAATCCATATCCCTGTGTCGCCACTCCCGCAGGACATCTGTACGCGACGGATGAGAATCCCTCGAAGATTTTGATGATGTATATCCCACTTGCATTGCAGTGTCCGTCCCAACCGTGCTTTGCAAGCAGGAAGTTAGCGACTGACATCACCGACTAAGCCGGGAGATTGCTCTTCCCCCGAACCAGAAACTGATGATGGCAGCGAAAAGGGCCTTGATCTCTTCGTCGAAGATAAGCTGGGCCGCATCCAATCCAGATAGTCCACTGGCAGTGAGACTAAGATAGGCGGCGATCTCAACGAAACAGAACAACCCCATGAAAACATAGGTAATAACAGGGCGCACACTACTGCGAAGACCATCGATCCACCGGACACCGGATGGTTGCATGGACTTCTGAAGCGCTTCGATCTCTCGTATATCCGCCTCGACATGGACTGCCTCCAGCTTCTGTGCAGCAACCTCTTTCTGTTGCTTGATCTGCATCTCCATCACAGCTAGCTCATGCTTTTGGTCCTGTTTATCCTGCCAAAACTCCATCACCTTTGGCAGGAATGAAGTAGAAAATCCAAGCAAGCTGCCCAATAAAGTGATCACATCTACCTCCCTATCTGAAAAGCTTCCTGTCTCATAGCCGGTAGATCCTGTACAGCCAGTAACTCATCCTGAGTAATGTCGTCAATCAAAGCTCTCTTCTCCGTACCTGACATGTCGCCTTCCATTATACTCTTTCTCTCCTCCCTGAAGTCAGCAAGTATCTGAGCAATAGCATTCACCTCTTGCTCCAAATCCAGCAACGCAGCCCTCTTGTCAGCAAACTCCTCACTCTTAACGATGGTGAGGTCGCCCCTTTCGAGCATACTTTGAGTACCCACCGCCTGCCTCACGGCATCCTTTAGTTCGTAGAACTGTGTCACCAGACCACGAGCATCGGGGCGCGCAAAGAAACGCCTGATAAAGGGATACTCGGTAACCTTGCGAGACTGTGTTTCACCCAGTTCATCATCAACCGAGCGCACCACCTCATCCACCGTATCCAACAATACCGTACCCAGCGTACCGCCATAGCCCTTGATCATGTGATCGATCTTTATGGGAGAATAATTTAACGCCTCCCCTAACTCACGCGCCAGTCCTGACGTTCTACTGGCATAACGATACCCCGGCTCAATGCCCTTGAGGTATTGCCCTTCGATCTCACGTCCCGTCCAGAAACTATAGTTAACCAGCGCTTCTCCTAGAGGAAGGAACGCCTGAGGGATGGGATTGAACTCGAACGTATTAACCAACCCCCTTCTCAGGGAGTGCGCCGTATCACGAGGTACATCTTGCCCGAAGAACAAAGCCATTAACCTCTCAGGTATGGTCTTGAACAGGAAGCCCACCTCAAACGGTATGGGGAACTTCAGTGGTGGCCCGTCATACCCGGGGATCCACGACGATGGAATGATCCAGTAGTTGTCCTTTACCTCTGGATTTTGATTGATGTATTCCTCATCGTCATGCACCAAAGTCCAGTAAGCTGCACTGCTTATTCCTACCAGCAATGACCTCATCAGGAAGCGGCGTTTAACAATATCGGACTCTGGTCGTGCAGCAAAGCCGGGCCTCCCCATAGATGATCTATAGAGTACGTCGAGTCCCTGTATCCTAGCGTTCAAGAAGGGCACCATGACAGCGATGTTCTGAATTAAGGGAGAAGACCCACGGGCCGAGAAGTTGATAACTTCCTGCGCCTCCCATATAGCCTGCGCCTCATCGCCAGTCTCTTTTAATACCCTATTGTAAACGGCAATTCTGGTGGCGGCATCGGAGGCACGAGAAGCTGTGCCGGTTACGTCCCATAAGTACTTGAATGGGTTGCGAATAGCCTGCCTCATCTCGGAAGGATACTCGTACTTCATAAGCTCCTTCTCTATGAAGGTAGTCATCTTGGTGGGATCGCCGCCAAAGTCGAAGCCCGTCATCAAACCTGCGGCAGCCAGTGCGTTAGCCGATTCATCTCCGCGCAAGGCATTGCCGAAGCCCTTTATAGTACCTGCCAATGCACCAGTATTGCGCCCACTGGTAACCCATGCAGACAACGAGTCACGCAGCATGTTGGCGGCCATGAAGTCTGGTGATCTGGTGATCATCTCCCTGAGGAAACGGGCTGGCATACCGAACAGGTTAACCCACGGCGGGATCTGTTGGTTGCTTAGGTAGTTACTCAACGAAGAATAAAGAGCCTTGTCTCCCACATAAAGAGTCATAGACTTACCTTTGACTCTGAATGTTATCGCCCCCGGTGTCTTGATCTTGGCCCTCACCGTTGTCTCAGGCTCCGCCAAGACAAGGTTGCGCATCACACGCTGCACCCCGACGTTCATCATACCCGTCTGTACGGCAGCTAAAGCATTCTCAGTTATAGTATCAAGGAAGCCTCCGATAGGCATCCCACCACGCACTATCGATACCTTCAGATTGGGGTTCTCTTGCTTTAGTTTCTTGGCATAACCCTTTGCTACCTCCTTCTGATGGGACTCAAAGGTGGTTGGAAGACGGGTAGCTACCTCCTCTCCGTTAATGGTCTCCTCTGTGACGATAGTCCATATCGTTCCCTTGCCAGAGAGAGGGGGAGGAGGCCGGGTTGTAATGCCGTTGAATATCTGCGTCTCCCCGAGCACAGCTTTGTGGTCTGGCTCAAGCTGCCTGTAGAAGGGGATGTAATCAGCCGTCTCTTTCCATTGGTCAGCCTTCTTGCGGTCGATAACCCCCGTGTCTACCAAGAAGTCTACGAAGTAGCTGTTCCACACCTGATAGTTCTTAAATATCTGATCGAAATCTAGGAAGGTATCCTGTCCCGTGGCTATTATCTTTTGCGCAATGGCATCTTCCGTTAAGGCTGGGTCACCGATTATGCGTTGGATCTCAAGGGGCGTGTTGCCGTACCCAAGATACTCGATGATCTGATCCTGCGTTAAGAGCTTCTCCCTACCCTCTCTCAGCAAGCGCGCTGCCCTGCGCCCGATGGCATAGGCATGGAAAGCACGGAACCTGTTGCCCTCACGCAGGGGTTCTATGATGGGTATCAAACCTGTAGGCGTACCAGCGATTGGACTAGACGACAGAGAGCCGTCGATGTTGGTTTGCATCGCATCTTCGGGAATATCTTTAACGGAGGAAAAACCATTGGCATACACAGGCACGCCCTTGGAAAGGGCATAGGCAGTCAGAGCGGTGCCCCTTCTAGCCATGCGCAAGGCAGAACTTTGCATCCTTCTCAGCTAGCCCAACCTCTGTCCGACGCGCGGGATCCCACATGTCGACCATGCTGGTACGGAACCACTTGAAAAAATCCTTGTAACTATCTAGCGGTGCCCCGCCAAGCATCCCAACATGGGTTAAGATCTTGCTTCCAAGCGTGTCGTCGGTAGTTTCTGGGGGAGCAATCATGCCTAACGCGACCTTACCAACACCCTCTTCCTTGTTCTGAAACGAGAAGGCCCGTGCCGCTTGGTAGGGACGCTTGTGCTTGTCCTTGCGGGTGTAGCCCTTGCGGCTACGCACCACCCGTTTCCTGTACTTGGGTGTGCGCAAGTCCTCGGCAATGACGTTGCGCTGACGCGCCTCCTCGAAAGACTTTCTGCCCTCCTCGTCCTTGATAAACGAGCGCGCTTCCTTGGAAGAGAAAATCCTACGCTGGATCTCATCCTCAAGCTCCAACGCATCGATGATGGGGTCTGCCATAGAGGCAGAGATGTTGCGCGTCTCTCCTGCAAAGAGGGCTGAGATGTTCGCCATCTGCGGGATCGAGTCGATGATGCGGTCAAGCCTGCTACCCTCATAGCGTGATCCCACAGCAGGGTGACCCCGTACCTCAATGCGGTTGTCGCCGCTTTGTATGGTTAAGGTCGCCCGGTCAGGACGTTGGTCGAGAGTGAGGCGCATCCCGTGGCCGCGCAGGCTGTCGTATTGAGTATCGCTTATATCATAGAACGGGCGAGCGGCTTTCGGCCCTGTAAACCTAGTTTGAACAGCCCATTCTGGTATCGTGTATGTCTCACCGTCTCGATCAATCAAGACGGTCAGGTAAGGCACGTTTTCATCTTGTATGACCAACCCCTGTCTAGGCCGCGACTCTGGAGATAGCCCTTTCTTCTTAATGAACCTGCTTGTTACCGTCCAAGGTGCTTGACCCTTACGGGCACCTTCTTCAGTCATAATTTTATCGCCAATCTCAACGGACCACTCATGCCCGGGGAGTTCACCCTCCAGTTCCCGTGCCTCCGCAGCGCGGCGATCCCTCCTCATTTTTTGAAGAGCTTCATCGAACTCTGGAGTATAAGCTCCAAGCAATTTTACTGATTCATATGCTGGCGCTCGTTCCAACATAGGAGCTTCATCATCCAGAGGGAGTATTTTTTCACGTTCTCGTGCTTGGCGCACAGCCTCCAGATCGATTATGTTTTCATCAACGAAGAGGTCACCAACCCCTATGATTTTGCGAGCGGCTTTTGCTTTAGCTCTTTCTGCAACCCCTTTAGCAACTGCGCCCCTAGGTCGAACGCCCGCGCCCGCCCTTTGAGTGACCTGAACTCTTTTAACGAGTTCTTTGATTCTGCTCGCTCTTTTCCTAAGCTCTTTCTCGTAGTCTCTGACATTGTCTAGATCCTCTCCTTTTCTTACTTGGTTGAAAGCCCATAGGGCAGCTTGTGTTTCTATTGGCGTCCAACGCAATTCATTAGCCACCTTGGTGATAAGACGCTGTGCCTCTAAAACCATAGCATCCGTGGGACTGTCTCTATCGAAAAGCAATTGAGCGATGTGCCTGTCCACAACCACCGTTTCAGGAGTCTCACGCATGGCTTCTATCATGTCGGGTATTTTCTTGCCCCCGAAATAACGCACTCCACCACCCGGTAACTTAGAGGGTGGCTTACCTGCCTTTTGTCGAAGCGTCTCCTCCCTAGATGGGAACCTTCCCATGAGACGATTGAGGTTATCTACCACCTGAGGGAGCAAACCCTTACCGTCAAGGGTGTCGCCTGTCTTGATGGCTTCATAAGCCACCATCGCCAGATCAATATTTATATCAATGCGTCTGTTCTGACTGGTGATGGATATGATGTCGTTGAAAAACTGCATGTCATCACCAAATAGCTCATGCAGAATAGGACGATGGCGCTCATACCAGTCTCGATAATTTCTTGCTGACTTGGCGTCCTTAATAAGCTGAGTAAAGGTGCGCCTAGATGTGGGCGCTCTGGGCCTACGAGGTAAGACAGGGTACTCTCCTAGCTGTACGGCACCCGCAACCATGCGCCGTGCTTCCTTAACCTTGTTGGCTTCATCAGCAAG